ACAAGCGCGCGGCAGAAGCTTACGCGTACAATCTCGGCGATTACGTAGTCTGCGGCGACATTACGAGTGACGAAATACAAGCGCAGATACCTGACTCGGACATTTTCGCAGGCGGCCCGCCATGTCAGGATTACAGCGTCGCTGGTAACGGGGAAGGCGAAGAGGGAGAGCGCGGTAAACTCGTGTGGGCGTACCTCGGAATCATTGAACGGAAGCAGCCGAAAGCATTCGTATTTGAAAACGTAAAGGGTTTGACGCTTAAGAAGCACCGCCATACGTTCGACGCATTACTCGCTCGATTCGAGGAGATCGGATACAACGTATCCTGGAAGCTGGTCAACGCATGGGATTACGGCGTAGCGCAGAAGAGGGAACGCGTATTCATTGTCGGGATTCGCAAAGACCTCGGAATTACCTTCGAGTTTCCAGAGCCTCGCCCCGAATATTTTCGTACGAAGGTATTGCGCGATGTGATCGGAGATTTACCGGAGCCATCCGCTCAATCAAACGGTCTATACTGGTCGCCTAAGCGCGAGTATACGTACGACCAAGCTAACCGCATACAGTCGATGGATGGCGCAAGCAACACGATACCCGCGCACCATAACAGCGGGCAGCCGATCCATCCAACGCAAGGGCCGCGCAGATTCACCGTCCGCGAATGTCTGCGGATTCAGAGCGTGCCGGACTGGTACGTATTACCTGATACGATTAAACTTTCGCCACAATACCGTATCGTCGGCAACGGCGTAGCGAGCCGGGTCGCGTATCTAATCGGAATCGCGCTGGCGGAACAACTTAACGCAGCGCTTACGCAGTCCTTACTAGAGGCGGCGTAATGGGAGCCGCGGACTTCTTCGACCGTTTCCAGCCGCTAGATGAGCGCGCGGATGTCGTTGGTTACTGCGCCTATTGCGGCGAATCGATTGAACGCGGATCATTCGTAACAACTTACGCAAGAGGCGCGAAAACACACGACGGATTTTGCGAGGATCAGTACGTAGTTAACGAGTTGGGGATTACGCGGTCAATCGTATGAAAACGTAAGCATTCGAAAAATTCACGATAGAGGAGCGGCGGGCTCAGCGGTGCCTTGTTAACGCAATAATACCGCACGGCCTGCGCCTCCTCATCGTTAAAAGGGAGCGGATTTGCGTGAAGGAGTTCGGAGACGATTACCTAGCGACAGAACTTGAATATAACGGTGAACTCCACGTAAGAGAGTGCGCACATTGTTATCGCGAACTTATTCACGGAGAGAAGCTGTATAAGACGAAGGAGAACGGAAAAGTATGTCTCGAATGCCGCGATGTTATTCGCGAGTTTGTGGCGGAATGGGGCGGTTTATAAATGGGCGCAGTAACCGTAGATTTGTGGCGTTTGGAACGTCAATACGACGTAAAGTATCCGATGGACAATCCGTTTGGAGTGCGTGCGATACTAGAGGATTACCATTCGTTGTGGGAGTGTACGGTCACCGAGGGAGATTACGACGCGCTTATCGTTGTTCTTGATTTTGTATCTGCGCTGGATGGGGCGAGGCTTACTTCGAAACAGAAGCGAGCACTCTACTTCGTCTATATGGAGAAAATGACGCAGGAAGAGGCGGCTGCGGAATTAGGTTATTCGGACAAATCAGCTATTAATAAATTGCTGGACAGAGCTATCTCGAAGATTGCAGAAGCACAGGGATATAGTGAGGAGTGGTGGCGTGAAACTTACAGACATAAACAAGTTGTTTGATGCGGATTCTTGCGTGAGTTGGTTAATCAAAGAGCTTCGTAAAATCACTTGTTCCTATGAAAAGAGCGGTCTACACGTGTTGTTCTTATTGAGTAATTTGTACGAGATGCCTCATACTGCCTATTTAGACTCCAAAGAAAGAAGTATTTGGGCGGCTAAGATAACAGAAGATCACTTTGAGCAGTTTGGCAAAATGCCCGATAGTATTCAACTGGAGAGACTGGCGACGTGGATACTCGCTCCAGAAATGCCCGCTGACGTGTTTTCTGATCGTCAAATGAGGCGGAGAGTTAATGACAAGGAAGTCCTTTTTTACGCGCCGCAAAGAAATAACTATGACATGGAGATTGACGGTAATCGCTACGTTAAACCAAAACCCGGAATGGATAGCGAAGAGTCCCATAGAGAACGGGTGAGACTGCCGTCCGACCGCGCGGATAAGCGTCAGTACAACGGTCCTCTTGAGAAGTACTTGCTCAGCGGAGAGATAACGGACGACGCGGAAGACCTCGAAGTACTTGCGGCCGCATAACGAAAAGAAGCGCCTCATTGCGAGGCGCTTTCGTTGTTTACGGATTCTCTTTTCTCTAAAACGAGTATATCCGTTATCTCGACGCCGAGGACTTCGCACATAATCGCGAGGTTGTCGAGCGGTAACCGCTGCGTCTTGTTAGCGCGCATCTCTCCGACAGACGTGCGGCGTATTCCGGTTAAACGTCCGAACTCGCGATCGCCTATGCCGCGTTCTTTCAATAGTTCGTCCAGTTTGAGGCGGACTCTATATGTGGACATTCAATTGCCACCCCCTATGTTTAGTATAGCGCAAGATTCGTCACGTTAAAAGTGCCAAAAATGTATTGACACGTTAAACGTGACGATATATACTGTGATTATAAATGGAACGTTAAACGGGACAATGGAGGCGCGCAAAATGATCGATACCACATACGTAAAATGTGAACGCTGCGACGGTTCCGGTCGCTACAACGAAACATATACTTGCTACGGATGCGCCGGCACGGGCAACGCAAATACGCCGACCAAACGCGTAATCTGCGTCAAGCCTTTCGCTAAGTTCGGATTCCAGCCGCGCACCTTCGCAATCGCACGCATGACAACGCCGGCCGCGTACACCGGAGAAACTCGCTGGATTATCCGCGGCCATACGTTGCTTGAGCGTCAGGTTAACGAATACTTTCGGGAGGTGCCGCGCAAATGACTAAAGAGACGTACGCGTCAATCTTATTGCAGCACGTTTACGCAATCGCGCCAGATGACACGGATCGAATTTCGCTAATCTCCGCGACATTCATCGGCATTCTTGATTCAATCGTTAACCAGGCGGACTACACAACCGCGCAGAAAGTAGCGAAAATACGTAATCTTAACGAAGCGCGTAAGGAGGTATTAGCGGATGAATAAGCGGTTATTTGCGGCAGGTAAGCGCGAGGGTGGGCGGAGCTACGTAAAAGTGGCTGGCGGCGGATGGGTCGAGGTTAAAGCGGCGGTGTCGGATGAAAAGGCGCGTTGATATACGGAAGATCGTTAGGCAGACGGGATTGGCGCGGAAATGGCAGAGGATATTATTTTTCATACGAAGGTGGGACCGGAGCTAATCCGGTCTTTTTCGTGTCTATTGCGCCTCAAACTCATATACTCCGCGCACGTAGTATGTACCGCCAATCTTAACGCTGTTATCGCTATAACGTTCGATCGGACCTCCGTAGTCCACAATCCGGCCGTTCTGCTCACGGATAGTTACGCGGACCTGGAATAACGCGGCGGCCAGCAGCTCAGTATTTGTACGTAAATTACGTATGTTCATCGCCTCCTTATGAAAATAATTCGATAATCTACTAAATAAATCCTCTATAAACGTCAACTTTTGCCTTACTTTACGGGCAATAAGGGGAGAGTACTTTTCCACCACGCTAAGGCTACGAACGTTGCGGGTATACTCCGCACGCCCTTACGTTAATCCAACGCTAAGGAGACGATACTTTTGGCCGAATATAAACGACTTATGGACCCGGAAACGGGCGAAATATACGAGAGAACAGCGGTTTTAGCCGATGGCGACCGCGTTACCAGCGCGGCACAACGCGAGTCATTCGCAAAGCAACAACGTAGTCGGAGCGCCGAGTTTACCGTTACGAATATGCGTAATATTGACGAAGTCATAGAGAGGGTATCCGATAAACACTGCGGGTACCTTCTTTATTTACAGTGTTACGTTAATTACGACGCGATCCTCGAAAATCCGGACAAGACCGCAATGAGCCGCGAAGATATGATGCGTACGCTCAAGATCGGCCGGACTACGCTGCACCATTTCCTACGAGAGACAACGGAGGTCGGCGTGATCGAGGAGGATGGCGATAAATACCGCCTGAATCCGCGCTACCACTTCCAGGGTAAGACGGATAACACGGCGGTCATTAAGACGTTCGTAGCGCGCGTTAAACGGCTGTATACGGAGGTCAGCGCTAAGGACCTCGGCTTTGTGTACAAGTTGCTTCCGCACGTCCACCTCGAAACGAATACGATCTGCGCGAATCCTTACGAGCACAGCGTTGAGAATACGTTGCCGCTGACGAAAGAGGATATCGCAAGGCTGACGGGCGTTACGGAGAAATCGGTGTATACGAAGTTACGTAATTTGCGCTTTGGCGATCAATACGTATTTGCCGAGGTTGTTTACGGGACATCGCGTTACTACAAGATCAACCCATTCGTGTTTTACCGCAAATCCGGACTGCCTGACGCTACGTTACGGGAGATGTTTTCCATCCGAAATAACTTTGCGAAGAGGGCTTCGTAGTTCCTTATCGGTAAAAACGCGAACAAAATCGGCCTCTTATCGGTAAAAACGCGAACACGAAAAAAGTGGCCTCCGCCTTACTGCCGCAAGGGTTTGCGCGTTTTAGGGGGTCAAATTTATTCTTAGTCTTTAGATAACGGAAAATCAGCCGCGCAGTTAAGTAGGCGAGGTAATACGAGACAGGGACTTCGAGCAAAATCAGCCCGACACTTCGGACATGAAAACCTGTCCTTGTGGACATATAGAATAGCGCGGATTCCTAATAGTCCCGGAGCCGAAAGGCGACGGAGCAAGGAGCGCAGCGACGCGCTAGTATCACTACGTTAAGCGAACGGAGAGTGAGCGTATGTTAAACGTACCATTCGTCATATTAGGCGTTCATATTGCGTTAGTCTTAGTCGTATTAATCGCGTACATTCCTAACGCTATTCAATCACGCAATGGATTCGTACAGGTGACGAAGAATCTAGGTTACATTGCGTTAATACCGTATGTGCCTGCGCTCTTTATTATCGTAATGTGGATCGATGACTTTGACGAATGGGGGCGTAAGTAATGCACGTAGAACTCGAAGACGGACGTCATGTATTCGCGCTTACTCCGGATGATATACGTAAGCAGATCGCAAAGGAACGTAATATTAACGTAGATAACATTGAGTATGACGACGGTACCTATTACCTCTGCGTTAGAGGCGGTATAGGCGACGTGACAGTAACTCTCATACGTTATCCACTCGCTAAGTACGTAGAATCACCGTAATATTAGCGCGTCTATCTTACGCCTTGCCTGAGCGTAGGATAGGTGCGGAATTAGCGCTTGTTTCACGTTAAATCAACGGAAGGAGGACGCAAATATGGCGAAGCAATTAACGTCAGAGCAGTTCATCGCGATTGAATGGTTAGCTAAGCCGCGTAAGGGTGGTAAGACGTACGAAGAGATCGCATCTATATGCGGAGTGACGGCGCGCACGTTAGAGAACTGGCGTAAGGATGCGACGTTTGATGCGGAGTTTAAGCGTGCTATTGTGCGTGAGAACAGCGCTAAGTTACCGGAGCTCGTTGACTCGTTATCTACGATTGCGATACGTGATGGTAACGCGGCAATGGCGAAGCTAGCGCTGCAGGTTAGCGGCATGCTGACGGATAAGATCGAGGTTGAATCGAAGGATGGCGAAGGGACGGATTTGGCTGCGCTTAGAGCACGGATTGAGGCCGCGAAGGTGCGATCCGAAACAGCGGAGTAATTGCGCCATTATATGTAGGGATATGCGCGGTGGGATTTCGGATGCTTTCGGATGGCTCCGTTTTATCTACAACGCATCCTTTCCGCACACCCTCCCCGAAACTTTCAGCTCACACTAACGCTTCACCACGTTAAACTACGAAGGTTTATACATATCGCTTATTTTCCGCTGTATATTGCCCGTATAATAGGCGCGGTGATCTCCGGGAAATAAGCGTATAACCTTCCAGCTACTAACGGGCGTAATCCGCGTAGGAATGCGGGTTGTACGCGCTAATAACTGGAAATGTATATGCGATGTATAAGGCGCGTTTATGCAGCGGTCACAAACGTAGGCGGGGCGAGGGTTTGCGGAGCGTACTCGTGTTCATAATCCGGCTTTTGTGCACATGTCCGTGCATATCCGTGATTAAACGGGATCGTTACGATTATGCAATGCGAATGTATAAACGGGACGAGGCGGAAGGATTGCGAAGAGGGGCGGCGGTGCTTGCGTGACCCCCAAGGGGGCCTGCGCTGGGCGGCGCATCAGGTACCCGAAAAATCCGCGTATCAAATTTGAACTTTGGACTTTACGGAGGTGCTTACGGATGTGGGCGGATAAAGGCGCTTGGAATATTATCGCGTTTTTACTGATCGTAGGACTCATCGCAGTCGTTACAGTACCTATCGGATTGATAACGTGGCTACTGTACGTGTTATTCACGTAAAATCACCGTACAAATAGCGCGTTTAACCCATTCGGAGTGTATCCGTTAGGGTCAACGCCTAAACACGCTAAATCGACGCAATTTCCACGTAACTACGAAAGGAGGCGATATCTATCGCATGGACTAACGGAAAATGGATCGGAAGAGAAGATCGCGGCGCTAAGCTTAACGAGCTATCCGCGCTATTAGACGTGCTAGAAGGCGTAGATATCGCCGACCTTTCAGCGGATGATGCGGCGGAAATTGACGCACAGCTTGCGGAATATGAGCGCCTGGAACGGATTCACCGCTGCGAAACGGACTTGATCGAATTTGCGCTAGAGTACTTTTCAGAAGCGCGGAATCCCGGCAACGACGGAAACTGGGACGGATTCGACATTACTGACGCGGACTTAGCGCCTATATTTCACCGTGAAATTGCCGTGATAATGGACGATGTATCCAACGTTACGACAAACGATAAGGTCGCGGTGGCGGCGCCCCGTTCTCACGCGAAATCAACGTATTTATCCAAGGGCTTTCCGCTAAGGGAGATCGTATACAGGAAACGCCGCTACGAGATTATCATTTCGGATACGCCAACGGTCAGCTCCGGAAACCTCGATTGGATCGCAATGCAGCTTAAAAGCAACGTTAAACTACGCGCAGACTTTGGTCCGTTATTGAGTCCGAAGCAGCAGGAGAATCCGAAGGACAACAGTTCGGAGTTTATCGCGTGGGAACCGCGCGAAGACGGCACGAAGAAGCTACTTACGAAGGTAGAGGCGGCATCAACGGGCCAGGCGCTCCGTGGACGTAACTGGAACGGTGTGCGGCCGGACTTGATCGTATGTGACGACTTGGAAGATGCGCGACCAGGTGGTAACGCATCAACGCCGGATTTGCGTAAGAAGCTCCGCGATTGGTTTGCGCAGACCGTCGTACCGCTCGGCGATCCGAAGGGTTTGCGAACTGCTATGGTCTACATGGGAACAACGGTCCATCACGAAGCGCTCCTCGTTGACGTGCTCTATAATCGCGCGGACTTTAAGTCGAAAATCTACCGCGCCGTTATCGAATGGCCTGAGCGTATGGATTTGTGGGAGGCGTGCCGGCTCGTTTACAAGGACCCGGACCGTCCAAAAGAAGCGCGGATAAAGGATGCGCTTGAGCTTTACGAGATGAATCGCGAAGAAATGGATCGCGGCGCTCGCGTATTGTGGCCGGAAGCACAACCGATATGGCGCCTGATGAAATTCAAGTGGGACAACGGAAGTAAAGCGTTTAATACGGAATATCAGAATAACCCGGTTGATGAAGAGTCGATGGTTTTTAATCCGGAATCATTTACGTATTGGGATAGCGCGGAGATTAAGGAGTTATTAACGCAGTACCCACCGCCAGCTAACGTATTTGACGTCTATACCGGAGTTGACTTTGCGATGGGTAAACAGCGCGGTGACTATTCCGCCATTGTTACGATCGCGCGACACAAGAAGACCGGCACGAAGTACGTAATCGATGCGTACGGGGAGCGGGTTAAGCCTGACGAGTTTATTCGTGTCATTGTCGAAAAAGTCACGCGATTTCAACCGAATGCGATTGCGGCAGAGGCACAGGCGGCGCAAGAGTTCTTCGTGCAGAAGCTGAAAGAGGCGCTGAGAGCTGCGGGGTATCCGGCAGGAACTCGCGTTAAAGAAATACACCAGCGAAGCCGTAAAGAGCTCCGCATAGAAGCGCTACTCCCGGATATCGAGAGTGGCGCTATTCAATTTTCGAAGCGACATGCGTTGTTACTGGAACAATTCGAATACTACGGAACTGGCTCGCATGATGACGTCATTGACGCAACAGAAATGGCCGTAAGTATTGCGAAGGCAGGACGCAAAAAACTCCGCAAGAAGCCGCGGGGAATGTAACGGAAAGGAGGACGCAAATTGACCGAATTTTACACGGTGAAGGAAACGAAGTTGTTTTACCCTGGCGCTCAATATCCACCACAAACGGAAATACGGCGCTTAGCTAAATACGAACGCGGCCGTAAGATATTCGCGGGACGTCATCCGGAAATTTACGATCGAGCATCCGCGCTACTAAAGGATACGCCACACGCCGCGCAACTTAAGACGCTGTTTATTGCGGTGAATATCGTGGACGTCCTCGTGACAAAGCCGGCTGACCTACTCATTGGCGAGAGGCCAACGTACAACAGCGGAAAGGGACCGAAGTCAGCGGAACAGGCGCGTATCGACTCGATCGTCGAGGAAAACGACCTAAACCAGATGAT